GCCAGCACCTCGACGGCGGCGGCCAGGGGGTTGAGTTTCAGGAACGCGCCCAGCGGGGTGCCGTAGGTGCCGGCGGCTTCCACGACCGACATGGGCCGGTCGAGGATGGCGGGGCGGATCGGCCGGGCCTGGCGCTGGGTTTCCCTAGCCAGACGGACCAGGGACGCGAAGAGCTTTTCCAGCGCACCGAGGGCCCGGTCGTTCTTCGGGTCGTCGAGGCTGGCGATGCGGTCGCTCAAGTTGTTGACCGCGTTGGCCATGCCGTCGATCTTGGACAGCACGTTGCCGACCCCGAGTTGTGCCTGCGCGATGGCGCCGTCGAGCTGCTTGATGCTGTCCAGCAGCGACGGCTTGAGTGACTCCGGCAGCGCCGGGGGCTCCGGCGAGATGGCCCCGTAGGCGCTGTCAAACGACCGGGCCGCGTCGTAGGACGACCCCAGCGCGGAGTTCTGTTGCAGGAGCGCCGTGAGTTCGTCCTCGCGGTCGGTCGCCTCGATGAACGAGACCTCCACGTCGGCGCCGTCGCGCCGGGCCGGGTCGACCTGGGCGCGCACGTTCTGGCACTTCGCCCGGACCTTGCCGAGGATCGGGTGGTCCAGGTCGCCTGCCGTCCGGTCGGCGCAGGCGGCCAGGAAGCGCAGCATCCCGTTCGGGAACGCATCGCTGCCGCCGCCGTCCCCCACGACGCCCCGGCGGAAGATGGCCGTGAACGTGTACGTGGCCAGGTTGCGCCCGGTGCTCTCGACGTAGCCGGCGTCACGGTCCGGGTAGGTGTGGATGGCGTGCTGCTGGTCGAAGCCGAACGACAGCGGACCGCAGACGAACGGCACGTCGCGCCACTGCGCCAGGCTGGTCGTGGCCAGCACGTCCAGGTCGCTGCGCTTCGTCGTCGGGTCGATGGGCATGGCTACTCGGTCTGGGCCTTGGGCTGCTGAATGTTCCCAGCGGCGGCGATCTCTCCGGCATTGCTGACCCGCACGGTGAGTTCTGTGCCCGGCGCGATCTGGACCTGCGTGCTCGGGTCCAGTTTCATCGTGGCCTTGGACAGCGCGGCGGACAGGTCGCTCGCTGCCGCCTTGGCCTGGTCCTCGCGGGAGTTGCCGAGCACCTTGTCGACCACCGACGTGTTCTCGCCGACCTTGCCGAGTTGCGCCACGAGGGCCTGCGCCCGCGCCACGTCGGCCTCGGAGCCCTGGCCGGACCCGATCTTGAACCGGAGCCCGACCGACTCGTTGATGAGTTTCTGGCTCTGGTCGCGCTTGTCCTTGCTCTTGTCGTCGGCGTAGGAGAGGCCGGCGTAGGTAAGCCCGAACCCGACGGTGCCGGCGGCGATGCTTGCGCCCACCGATGACGACGCCAGGCCGGCGGCGCCGGTGGCCAACTTGCCCCCGACGCCAGCGACCCCGGCGCCCACGGCGGACTGGACCGCGGCGTTGCCAGCGGCGGCGCCGATGACGCCCTTGGCGACCATGCCACCGACGACCAAACTGGCGGCGGTCCCGGGGCTACCGGATGCCATGCTGATGATCTTGGCCAGGGCCTCTGCGGCGCGGGCCGCCAGGGGCGCCAGGTTGCCGAGCGACGCGGCGAGCTGGTCCGCGTTGGGCGCCACGGCGTCGACGAACTTGAGCAGGACGTCGGCGCCCTTCTCGGCGACCGGGACGAACTTGAGCATGGCCGGCATCAACTTGTCGGCCATCTGCATGCTGAGTTCGTCGATGCGCTGCTGGAACTTCTGCGCCTTGGCCTCCGGAGTCTCCATCGACGCCGCGAACGCCGCGGCCTCGTCGCCCTTGCCGAGCGTGGCGCCGCGGAGTTTGGCGAACTCCTCCTTGACCGCGCTGATGCCGGCCTCGCCGCCACCGGCCTTGCGGTAGATCGACTCGAACCCGAGGGTGGCGCTGCGGGCGCGGACGTCCGCGAAGAGCTTGCCCATCTTGACGCTATCGCCGCCGGTGGCGCGCAGCGCGTTGGTGATGATCTGCTCCGGGTCCAGCAGCCCCTTCTCGTCCTTGTACTGGACGCCCAGGGACTTGAACGCCTCGTCGGCGCGGCCCTTGTTGAACGTGTTGACGAACGCCTGGGAACTGGTCACGGCCTGCGCCGCGGACTTGCTGCCGCCGCGTTGTCGGGACTCCTGCGTCAGCGCCCCGAGGCTGGCCATGGCCGTCTCGGAGTCGGTGCCAAACATGGATGCTTGCGCAGCCAGTCCGGCCATCTGCTTGGACAGGTCCTTGATCTCGACGGCGCCGAGCTTCCCCTGGCCGGCGAAGACGCGCATGACCTGAGCCACAACCTTACCCTTGTTGGGCATGTCGCCGAGGTTGGCGGACACGTCGCCTGCGGCGCTCGCCACGTCCGAGACGCTGGAGCCGGTGGCGCGGGCGATGATGGCAAGTTCGCGCATCGACGCCACGCCGGTCTCCAGGTCGCCGGTCTTGCCGACGAACTTTCCGAGGCCCTCCAGCAGCGCGGTCGGGTCCATCGCCGTGGCGGACCCGATCTCCTGCATGGTCTTGGTCAGACCGGCGGCTTTCTTCTGCCGGTCCACCATGGTCATCATCTCGCCCTTCTCGCCGCTCACGCTGGCGTTGACGAGATCGGTGGCCAGGGTGGCGCGTTCGCTGGCCACGCGGACGCCGCGGCCCAGGCCGGCCTCGATGCCGGCGCCGGTCATCAGCGTGGACGCCAGGCCCATGCCGCCGCGGAGCAGCGACCCGGCCCCGCGACCCACGGCACGCACCCCGGAGGCAGCGCCAGAGACGGCCCCGCCCACCATGCCGCCGAGGAGGCGCTGGCGCTCACGCACGCTCTGCTCTGCCCGGGTGCGGGCCTGGTTGGCGATCCGGCGCTGCTCCCGGTCCACCTCGCGCTCGGCGGCGAGTTTCTCCCGGTTGGCCTGGCGCACGACGGCCACGACCTCGCGGGCCATCTTCTTTTCTTCGGCCACGCGCTCGGTGTTGATCCGGCGCTCGGCGCGCTGTTGCTCACGCAACGCACGGGCGACCTCGCGTTCGGCGGCGCGCTTCTCCCTGGCGACGGCGGCTTCGGTCTGCTTGGCCGTACCCACACGCTCACGGCCGGCACGCTGTTCCTCGCGCACCCCCTGCTGAATGGCCCGGGTGCTGGCGCGGCTGATGCTGTTGAGCGCGTCGCGCACGGCGTCGATGCCACCGATGCGGAAGTTGATCTGGACGGTCGAGGCCATTTATTTCTTGCGGAACTTCCGGTCGAACTCGTCCACGGCGCGGCTGATCCCGATGACCAGGAGCAGGTCGGTAAAGGGCCAGTCGAGGTAGCTACCGGTTCGCCCCAGTGCTTCGCGCAGTAGTCGAGCAGGGTCTCCAGCACTTCGCGCGAGCAGTAGGAGAAAGGGCTTTCCAGCGCCCCCTCCTTGATGGCGCGGAGGAAGGCTTCGATGTCCTCGTCGCTCATGTCCCGCAGGTGCGGGTTGTAACTGGCGAGGGTGGCGTACACGTTGGCCAGCGCGCCGAGTTCTTCCGGGGTGCAGTGCTGGCGCGCGTCGACGACGCCGTGAGCGAAGAACGGCTTGGCTGGGTCGTCGGGCTCACGGCAGGCGATGGCGAGGATCTCCGTGATGCGCGCGTTGTGCTCCAGTTCCTCGGGGCGCCAGTCGAGGGCCTGTTCCTTCTTGGAGTTGGACAGGAGCCGCTCGACGTAGGTGCGCGCGTTGGCCAGCGCCATGTCCTGCTCGGCCACGGTGAGCAGCCGGACGTGGACGTCGACCACGGACTTGCCGGCCTCGTCGTAGCGCGGGTAGGGCACGACCTTGTGAGGCATCGTGCCGCGCAGGATGAGCCGCTGTAGGAGCTGGCTCGGCGGCACCTTATGCGGATCGATGTCCGCCGGGATGGCGCTGTTGGGTCGGGTCGGCGGCAGCGGCATCAGAAGTCCGAGGCTTCCAGGGGCGAACCGATAAAGTTGAACTTCACCTCGGCGCCCTTGTCGACGCCGGAGGCGAGGTCAAGACCGGAGATGTAGCCCTTGCACTTGAGTTTCTGCGCGCCCAGGAAGCAGACGAACTCCACCACGTCGACGCCCTGCAACCGCTGGAGCGCGGCGTAGTCGAAGCCGGCGCGGGGCAGGGCTTCGGTGATCTCCACCTCGGTCATCTCGGCGCCGGGGCTGACGCCGGAGAAGCCCTTGTTCATGGTCGAGATCGGGTTGAGCTTTGGGTCCGCCTTGACGGTGAAACTGACGCACTCCACGAGGAGTTGGTTGTCGAGGAAGACCGAACCACGGTCATAGGTCTGTAGGCTGGCCATGGTCGACTCCGATCAGGTGGCAGCGCTGCTCTCGGCGACCAGCATGGCGTGCTGGTGCAGAAGAACGGCGGTATAGAGGGGGATGCGGCTGTTGAGCCGGGATGGCACGAGCGGGTCTTGCCCGACGGCGATGCCGGCGATGAGGGTGGCGCGCTTGCTGGGGTCGAGGTGGCCGGCGTCCATGTAGTCGCCCACCAGGCCCTCGATCAGCGCGGCCATGCGGCGCGGGGTGCAGAAGTCGGGACCGGGCTCCTTGGCGCTGCCGACCGGATCGGCCGCCACCTTGGTCCACGGCGCGGCGTTGACGCGCACGGCGAGGTCACCGGCGAAGCGGTCCGCGACCGTGACGATGTGCGCGTCCCGGACCCGGTAGTCGAACGCGCTGCCGGTCTTGCATCGGGTCGTCACGGCGCGGACCACGTAGGGGGCGCCGCCGTCGGTGTACGCGATGGGCGTGACGCCCTGGTTCAACATCGACCGGATCTCCGTCGACGTCGGCAGGGCGGCGTCGTTGAACGGGCGCCTGAGGCCTGGGAGGGACTGGCCGGACTTGGTGCCGTAGCCGTCGAACGAGTAGGACGGGTTCGGCCCGTTGTTCTTGACGTAGTTGGCCGCGACGATGGCGTTCAGCACGTAGTGCTCAACCGGGCACTGCTCCGCGTTGATGAGGTCCAGGCGTTCGCGGTTGCCGTTGGACCCGCTGGCCAGGGTGGCAGCGTTGGCCGGGGTGAGCGCGGTGCCCACGTAGACCTTCTGGAGGAACCCGGTCGAGGGCTCGGCCTGGACCACGACCTGATCCATCAGCGCGTCGATGGCCGCGGCGGACTGCTCGCTCTGGAGGATCACGTCGAACTTCCGCGGCAGCATGGTGGCCAGCGCGTTGGTCATGCTGATGACGCCCGCGCCGGCCGCCGCGCCGCTCTCGCCGCTGGCGCCGAGCGCCGTGTCCGCGGTCGGGACCACGGTGGTGGCCACGCCGGACCCAATGATGCGCGCCCGGTACCGGACAGAGTTCAGGACGACGCCAGACACGCGGCCGGTGATGGTCACGGTGCCGCTGCTGTTGCTGGCGGTGATGGGCCAGTGCGTCTGGTTGTTGATGGCGGCGGTGGCCGCGTCCCCGATGACCGTGGCGGTGTCGCCGGTCACGATGGGGAAGGTGATGGTCTCGCCCACGCAGGTGATCTCGCCGACCCCGTTGGCGGTGGCGGTCGTGGCGAAGATGATCTTGTCGACCGCCGCGGACCCGCTGCCTTCGGTCGGGCACAGCAGCCAGACCTCGGCGCTCTTGTTGGACGCGAACCAGGCGCGGGCCATCCGGTGCGCGGGGCTGCCGGTGCCGGCTTGCAGGATGGCGTCGGCCTCGTCCTGGATCTGCACCACCTGGGTGTCCACCGTGATGGCCCCGGCGCTGGTCTTCGGCGCCAGGATCAGCACGCGGCGCGGGCCGAGGTTGGCCCCGGCGTTGCCTTGCGCGAACTTGACTTCGAGGTACGTGCCCGGGGTCGGGTTGCTGGCGTCGAGGCCGGTGAGGGCGAGGGCGAGGGAGGTCATGGGGTCTCCTGGACGGGG